ATCCCGACGGTCTATGACACGCGCCGGCAGGCGAAGATCATGGGCGTCGACGGCCAGCAGTCGGCGGTCGAGATCGACCCGAAGATGACCGAGCCGGTCGCGAAGAAGGGCAAGAAGGTCGTCGCGATCAATCCGTCGATCGGCTCGTATGACGTGCGCGTCAAGACCGGGCCCAGCTACACCACGCAGCGCGAAGAGGCGGCCGAGGGCATCACCGCGGTGCTGCAGGCGGCGCCCAACTTCGCGCCGGTGCTCGCGCCGACTCTGGTGAAGCTGCGCGACTGGCCCGAGGCCGAGCGCGTGTCGCGCATGCTGCTGGCCATGGCGCCGCCGCAAGTGCAGGCGATCGCCAACGAAGGCAACGGCGACGACGACGAGCAGCCCGAGATCCCGCCGCAGGTCGTGCAGCAGTTGCAGACGATGCAGGAGCAAGGCGCCCAGATGGCGAAGATGCTCGACGCCGCCGAGGCCGAAATGCAGCGGCTCGAGCTTGAGAACGCGCGCCAGAAAGAAGAGCTGCGCTTGAAGACCGCCGAGCTCGCGGCGCGCGTCGAATCCGACGAGTCGAACGAGGCGATCAATCGCTACAAGGCGAAGACCGATCGCATGAAGGCCGTCGGCGAGCTCGTGGCGAAGGGCGTAATCCCGCCGCTGGTGCCTGACCCTGGCCGCGACCCAAGCACCATCGACCTCGAGCTCGAGCGCATCGATGCATCCCAGCAGGTCGATCGCCTCGACGCGCAAGCCGCCGAGCAGCAGGCCGCCGAAGCTGAAGCAGCAGCCGCTGCGGCCGGCGGGAATGACCCCGACGCATTACCTGCACCAGCCGCGCCGGTCTGAAATCGCGCCCGTTACGCCACTTGCCGGGCCGTGCGGCATGACGGGACGCAATGAGCACCGAGACGATCGAAGCAAGCGCCAGCACGGGCGCGCCCGCCACCGGCGAGCAAACCGCGCAGCCTGGGCAGCAACCCGCGGGAGTCGCCCAACCGCAAAGCGATGCAGCCGCAGCCGGCGGTGATCAGACGCAGACCGAGCAGGACGAGGCCGACAAGGGCCTGACCGCCGAGCAGCGGACGATCAAGAACCAGCAGCGTCGCATCGAGCGACTGATCGCGTCACGCGGCGCCACGCGCAGCGAGGTCGAGCGACTGCAGCAGCAGATCGCCGAGCTCCAGCGGCGTCAGCAGGCAGCGGCCAGTCGAACGGACGAAGGCACGACCGAAGGACAAGGCGAGGGGCATCCGAAAGGCCGCCAGCTCACCGAAGCCGACGTCGAGCGCATGGCCGCCGAACGCGCGAGGGAGCTGCATCAGCAGACCGTCATTTCGCGCCGTGTGGGTGATGTGCTCGAGGCCGGCGAAAAGCTCTCCGGGTTCGCTGATGCGGTGAACGCATTGGTCGAGGTGGTCCCGTTCGCCGACCGACAAGGGCGCCCCACGGCGTTCATGCAGGCGGTGCTCGACGCGGACAACCCTGCGGCCGTGCTGAAGCACCTCGGCGATCACCTCGAAGAGGCCGAGGACTTCGCCGACCTGACTCCGACGCAACTCGGGCGGCGGCTCGCCAGGCTGGAAGACCGGCTGAAGCAGGCGCCGAAAAAGGAAATCAGCGCGGCTCCGAAGCCGTTGAAGCCTGTGAGCGGCGGTGCAGCAGGCGCCGAGCCGGACCCCTCGAAGATGAGCTTCGCGGAGTTCAAGGCCTGGCGCGAAGGACAGATCGCGGCGAGGCGTCAGCGGTAGCGAAGGCGCGCACGGAGCAGGAAAGCAACCGTGAGCAATACCCTTCTCACCATCGACATGATCACGAAGGAGTCGATGCGCGTCGCGCACGAAGCCCTTCAGTTTCTCGGCACCGTCGATCGTCAATACGACGACTCGTTCGCCAAGACCGGCGCGAAGATCGGCTCGACCTTGCGCGTGCGCAAGCCGAACCAGTACACGCGCACCCAGGGCTCGCGCGTCATGGACGTGCAAGACCAGGGCGAAGCGGCCGGCAGCATCACCGTCGCGACGCAGGACCACGTCGACATGCGCTTCAACAGCGCGGAAATGGCGCTGTCGATCGACGAGTTCAGCGAGCGCTACATCCAGCCGGCAGTGAAGGTGCTGGTGTCGGGCGTCGAAGGCGACGCGCTGGTGGCCTGCACCAAGGCGACGTACAACATCGTCGGCACCGCCGGCACGCCGATCACCGACCTCACCGCCCCGGGCCTGGCTCGCGCGCGGCTGAATCAGTGCCTGGCGCCGAAAGACCGCCGCGCCGTGCAGATGGACTCGGTCACGATGGCCGGCCTCGTCAAGGGCGTGGCCGCGTATTTCGCGCCGAACGGCGACATCGCCAAGCAGTACCGCGAAGGCATGATCGCGCGCACCCAGATGGCCGACTTCTACGAGAACGAGCGCGTCTGGACGATGGCCAACGGCGCCGACGTGACCGGCACCACCGATGCCGACGGCCTCGTGACGGTGCAGAGCGACGGCGGCTTCAAGCACCTGAACATCGACGCGACGATCGGGGTCAGCGATCAGAAGGTCGGTATGGTGTTCACCGTGGCCGGCGTCTTCGCGTGCCACCCGGAGACCAAGCAGTCGCTTGGCTACCTGCAGCCGTTCACGATCGTGACCGCCGCGGCCGAAACCGAGGTCAGCCCGACCTTCTACCTGAGCGGCGCGCGGCAGAACGTGTGCAGCTCGGCCGGTGCACAACTGGCGGAAAGCGACTTCAACTCCAAGACGCTGACCTTCTTCGGCGCGGCGTCGACGAGCTACGTGCAAGGGCTGATGTACCACCCCGAGGCGTTCCAGTTCGTGACGGCGGACCTGCCGATCATGGACGACGCCGCCAAGTGCGTGCGCATGGTGCAAGACGGCCTGTCGCTGCGCGTGTGGCGCGCCTCGGACATCCGCAACGACGAGCAGCTGATGCGTATCGACATCCTGTACGGCTTCGCGGCGCTGCGCGCCGAGTGGGCCTGCCGGATGTTCGGCGCGGCGGTCGCCTGATCGCCAACGGCTGAACGCAACCAACTGCAGGAGCACACGAAATGCCCAGCTACGAACGTCTCGACTACGGCAGCCCGGACGGCGCCCAAATCGGCGGCGCGGCGACCGACAAGGTCGGCTTCTACGGGGCCGTCCCCGTGACGCAGCGCGCCAACTCGATCCAGGCCGCCTCGGTGGTCTCGGTTTCTTCGAACATCACCATTGCGGCCAGCCTGACCGCGTGGATCGTCGAAGTCACCGCGACCCTGAACGGCCTCGGTCTGTGGAAGGGCGCGGCCTGATGGCCGCCGCCGACGTCGCGTCTGTCGACGTCGCGCTGCCGGCGGGCACCCGAAAGGTGCTGCTCGCCGGCAGCGGTCACGACAAGGGCGCCGCGCTGTGGAAAGACTACGAGGTCACGCGCCTCGACATCGATCCCAGCGTGGAGCCCGACATCGTGGCCAGCCTGACGGACATGGGAGCAATCGGCCCGTTCGACGTGGTCTATTGCTCGCATGCCCTGGAGCACCTGTACCCCCACGAGGTGCACCGCGCGCTCGTGGAGTTCTACCGCGTGCTCGCACCCGGCGGCCGCGCCGTCATCGTCGTGCCGGACCTCGAAGGCGTGCCGGCAACAGACGACGTGCTGCCGGGCTCGACTGGCCTGTGCGGGCTGCACCTGTACTACGGCGACCCGCGCGAGATCCCCAGCAATCCGCACATGGCGCACCACTGCGGGTTCGTCGCCGAGACGCTGCGTGCCGCCCTGAAGGCGGCGGGCTTCGAGGCGAAGACGCAGCGCATGGGCTTCTACAACCTGCTGGGCATCGGAGTGCGCACCGCATGAGCAAGGGCAAGGTCGTCTTCTGCCTGCCGATCTGGCAGCAACCCGCGCGGGAAACGATCGCGTCCCTCGAGGCATCGCTGCCGCTGCTCGAGGCCGCCGGCTACGAACACGGCCTGGCGCAGATCCTGAACATGCCGTACATCAGCGCGGCCCGCGCGACGATGCTGCGGTCGGCGCTCGATGCCAAGGCGGACATCATCGTTTTCATCGATCACGACGTGGCGTGGCGCCCGGCCGACCTGCTCAAGCTCATCGAGACCGAGGGCGACGTAGTCGCCGGCACCTACCGCGTGCGGCTCGACGAGGAACAGTACATGGGGCAGTTGGACTGCCACGCCGACGGCACGCCGAAGGTGCGCCTCAGCGACGGCGCGCTGCTCTCGAAGCTGGCGCCGGCCGGGTTCCTGAAGGTCACGAAAGAGGCGGTCGACCGATTCATGGTGGCCTATCCCGAGCTCTGCTACGGCCCGCAATACCACCTCTCGGTCGACCTGTTCAACCACGGCGTGCAAGATCGCATCTGGTGGGGTGAGGACTACTCGTTCTCGCGCCGCTGGTTGGCCTGCGGTGGCCAGCTCTGGACGGTGCCCGATCTGAGCATCGACCACGTCGCGAAGGACAAGACCTACCGCGGCAACCTGCATCAGTTCCTGATGCGGCAACCCGGCGGCGTCAACGCCCAACGCAAGGAGACCGAAGCATGCCCCGCATGAAGCACCCACAGCACGGCTGGCACAACGCGGCGCCGCACGAGGTCAGCGACATGGAAGCGCGCGGCTGGCGCGTCGAAGACGCAGCGCCGGCACCGAGTGCGGCCGCGGCGCAGGAAACGGCTGCAGCTGCGAGCGCGGCCAGCACGGGCGGGGACGGGTCTCCCCCCGCACCGGCGCCTGCCGCCGCGGCCGCGCCTTCCGAGGGCAAGCGCGGCCCCGGCAGGCCGCCGAAGCCGAGGGGTTGATCGGTGGCGACGACAGCCAACGCGATCATCCGCAGTGCGTTGGGCAAGCTCGGCGTCATTGCCCCCGGCGAGCAGGTCAAGCCGAACGACGCCACCGATTGCCTGCGCGCGCTGAACGTGCTGCTCGATGCCTGGGGCGTCGAGAACCTGTACGCCTACGCGACGCAGCAGATCGATCACGCCGTCGCCAGCGCCACCAACTCGCTGACCATCGGCCCGACCGGCAACATCGTGGTAGCCGCGCGGCCGGTGCGCTTCGAGGCCGGCAGCTACTACAGCGCCGGCGGCGTCGATTACCTGATGTTCAAGATCACCGAGGACGAATACAACGGCATCGGGATCAAGACGGTGGGCGGAGTTGGGCCCGACCTGTTCAAGTACGTCCCCTCGCTGCCGAATGGCGTGCTGCACTTCTACCCGCAGGCTGAGGCGGGGTCGACGCTGCACTTGGTCGTGCAGACGCAGATCGCCGCCTTCGCCACGCTGGCCGCCTCCTACACCCTGCCGCCGGGCTACGAGCGCGCGCTGATCTTCTCGCTGGCCGAAGAGGTCGCGGCCGACTTCGAGCGCGAGATCCCGCCGACGGTGGCGAGGAACGCCGCCAATGCGCGCCGCTTCATCAAGCGCGCGAACCACGTGGTGCCGCAGCTGCAGGTCGGCCAGCCGATCGAGGGTCCGCTCGTCCAGTTCTATCGGGGGTAGGCCATGCAGCCGCCCTTCGTCGGCCCCTCGTACAACCTCGAGAGCCGCCCGGCCAGCGTTCAGCGCACCGTCAACATGGTCCCGGTTCCGCTCGAGCCGGGCAACGAGCGCGCCGGCTGGGGCTTCGAAGATGTGCCCGGCCTGTCGGGGCCGATCTACCCACCGGCCGCCAGCGCCTTCGAATTCAACGTCACGCCGCACGACCTCGACCTGACCGAAGACATCACCTACGTGCCGGGCCCGGAGACATCCGAGGCCGCGGCGGCGCCGCTGAATACGTGGACCGAGATCGAGCTGCGGCGCGATTCGAGCAACCTGGTCGAACTGCTGGTGAACGGCGTGGTTCGCGCGTTCGAAGAGAACTACACCGCGCACCTGGGCAGCGCGCTGCTCGAGCCGCGCACCTATGACGTCGGCAGCTTCGACAACAACCAGGAGTTTTTCATCGGGCAGATCGATCGCGTGCGCGTCACCGAGGCCGGCCTGACGGTGCTGTCGATCGACTTCGACGGGCCAGACGGCGCAACGACCTTCACCGATGCGACCGGCTCGACGCTGACGCGGCAGGGCTCGGTCGTGCAGACCGACGCCCATGCCTTCGAGGGCACCTTCAGCGCCGACTTCCCCGGCTCGTCGAACATCGCATCAAACCGCGTGAAGAACGTCGGTACCTTTCCGTTCTCACTGAAGGCGGCGGTCCGGCCAACGTCGGACGTCTCGCCAGGGCAGCGCGTCATCAGCTCCCAGGATGCGGCCGACATCGACCCGGTGCTCGCCGTACGCGTGCAGGCCGGTGGCCTCGTGCAGGGCTTGATGCGCGACCCCGACGGCATGCACCTGCTGATCCTCGACTCGTCCGATGCGCTGGCCGGGCCGCTCGCCGAAATGACGGCCAGCACGTTCATCGACATCGAGATCGAGGTCACGGGCGTGCCGACCGGCATGACGACCGCGCTGATCTGGGATGGCATGGCCGGGTCGGTCACGATCGAAGGCACGCCGACGGTCGCCGGCACCTATGTGATCGGCATCACGTACCGAGCCACTGCGACGGCCGAAGTGCTCGACACGAGTTCGCACACCGTGGTGGTCGCATGAGCTCGATTCCATTCGTCGGGCCGTCCTACAACCTGCGCCGGCGGCCGCATTCGGTGCAGCGCACGGTCAACCTGGTTCCCGTGCCGCAGGAACCCGGCAACGAGCGCACGCCCTGGGTGTTCCGCGACGTGCCCGGCCTGATCGACTTCTTCAGCAGTGAGGCGGTCGATCTGCTGCGCATGACCGAAGACGGGCAGTTTCGCGAGACCGAAGACGGCACCGAACGACAGATCGAGGATTGAGCGATGGGCGTCAAGATTTCAGACCTGGCCAACAAGGCGGTCCTCGCCGGCACCGAGCAGTTGGAGATCAACGACGCCGGCACGTCGAAGCGCACCACCGCAGCGGCAATCGCGGCGCTCGCCACGTTCTCCGGTGACGCAGAGGATGTCGCCTATGACAACGGCTCCAGCGGTCTCTCCGCCGAAGACGTGCAGGCGGCGATCGACGAGCTCGCCGGCTCGGTTGGCGGCGGCACGCCGGGCGGCAGCGACACGCAGGTTCAGTTCAACGACGGCGGCGCGTTCGGTGGCGAGGCCGAGTTCGCCTATGACAAGACGAACAACATCCTGTCTGTGCGCCGCATCCACGCGGGAGCGGTCAACGGCGACGACAACGGCATCAGCGGCGACGATCCGCACTGGCTGAACATCAGCAACGACCCCGCCGTCGTGGCGGGCGGCGCGAGTGCCGGCTTCCAACTGCTGCGCGTGAACAGCTACGCGCAGGGCGGCTACGGCGGCAACATCCATTTCTGCCGCTACCGAGGCAGCAAGGCCAGCCCGAGCGCGGTGCAGAGCACCGACATCTTCTCTTCGTTCGGCTGGCGCGGCTGGGACAGCAGCAGCGTGCTTTCGCAAAGCGCGGCCGCGTGGCAGGTGATCGCTACCGAGAACTGGACGAACATTGCCCACGGCCTGAAGATGCGTTGGGAAATGACGCCCAACGGCAGCGTGACGCGTGCGCTGGCCATGGAGCTCAATGGCAGCGGCAAGCTGACACCGAACGCGCTGGCCTGCCTGTTCGGCACCTTGACCGACGGCGCGAACATCTCAGTCAACGCCATCGGCACCAACAACTTCCGAGTCACGCTGGGCGGCAATCGGACGCTGGACAACCCGACGAACCTGTCCGACGGTCAGGTGCTGAACTTCCGCATCGCCCAGGACGCCACCGGCAATCGGACGCTGTCCTATGGCAACAAGTTCAAATGGCCGGGCGGCTCGCCGCCGACGCTGTCGACAGCCGGCAACGCGGTCGACATGATCAGCTGCATCTACGACTCATCGTCTGACACGCTGATGTGCGCGATCCAGAAGGCGTTTGCCTGATGCAAACGCTACCGCTCGCGCTCTACACGGGCGGCGCCGGCGGCGCTGGCGGTGGCGACCCCAGCTTTGCGAGCGTGCGCCTGCTGGTGGACTGGGATGGCTCCAACGGCGCGACGACCGAGACCGACGAGAGCGGCAGCCCGGCGACGCTCACCTTCGCTGGCGCGGCGGCCCTGAGCAATTCGCAGGCGAAGTTCGGCACCACCTCGTTGAGCCTCAGCGGCGCGGCATCGCAGTACGTGACCACCAACCGCACCATGGGGATCACGACCGGTCAGTTCACGATGGAGTGCCACGTGCGCCCATCGGTGGCGCAGACCGGCCGCATCCTGTCGGCGCAGGACATCACCAACAGCAATCCGGTGATCGCATACCGCGTCAACAGCGCGGGGAGCGTGACGTTCATCCTGCGCAACAGCGCCGGCGGCGGCACGCTGGTGCTGACCTCTGGCACCACGCCGGTGGCGATGAACAACAGCGCTTGGTATCACATCGCCTGCACCCGCGACGGCTCCAACAACATCAACATCTGGCTGGACGGCGCGTCGATCGCCAGCAGCAGCAGTTCCACGAACCCGAACGGGGCGCCGGCGTACAACATCGGCGCATTCCGCGGGAACACCGGCGGCACCGCGCAAGAGCCGTTTGGTGGGTTCCTGGCGAACCTGCGATTGACCGAAGGCGTGTGCCGCTACACCGCCGGCTTCACCCCGCCATCTGCGAAGTACCCGACCTCATGAGCACGATCAACATCCACGTTCCGCAGTCGATGACGACCGATCTCGAATTCCTGGTGCTGGTGTCGCAGGCGGTGCAGCAGCGCTTCCCGAAAGAGGCCTGCGGCGTGCAGCAGGACGAGAAGACCACGGCGCTCGAAGTGCTGGGGCCGTACCCGCCCGAAGTGCTGGCCGAAGTGCGCCAGATGGTCGACGACCTCTTCAAGCTCCACAGCATCGGAGGGCGCGCATCATGATCCGCGGCCTGTTCACCTTCAACGGCGTTTTGCACGCCGTCAGCGACGATAGCCTGCTGCGCATCGACAGCGCCGGCAACGCGGCAGCGCTCGGCACGCTCGACAGCGGCGCCGGCCCGGTCGACTTCGAGCAAACGCTCACGCAGCTGGTGATCACCGACGGCTACAAGCTCTATGTTCTCGACGGCTCGACCCTGAGCGAAACCGAGAACTGGACGGCGGGCGCGCGCATCGCCTTCGTCGATCAGCGCATCGTCGGCATCCAGCGGGCGAGCCAGCGCTTTCAGTGGACCGCGCTCGGCGACGCCCGCAACGCGCAGGCGCTCGACTTCGCCAGCGCCGAGGGCGCGCCGGACGGCCTCGTGTCGATCCTGGCGCTGCAGCGGCAGCTGCTGCTGCTGGGCGAGTACACCGGCGAGGTGTGGTACAGCTCGGGCACCGCCTTTCAGCGCGCCGACTCCGAGTTTCTGCAGGTCGGGTGCGCGGCGGCCTTCTCGGCGCAGATGTGCGGCGATACGCCGATCTGGCTGGCGCGCGATCGCAAGGGGCAGGCGATGGTCGTGGCGGGCCGCGGCCAGCGCATCAGCACGCGCGCGATCGAGGAACGCTTCGAGGGCCGCAGCAACATCGGCCGCGCGCGCGCCTACTGCTACAGCGACGGCGGCCAGCACTTCTACTGCCTGAACCTGCCGGGCATCGACACGACCCTCGTGTGGGACCAGACCTACGCCCAGTGGCACGAGCGCGCCGAGCTCGTCGACGGCAATTACCGGCCCTGGCGCCCGACGTGCCACGCCTTCGCCTATGGGCATCACTACTTCGGCACAGATGCCGGCGCGATCTATCGCCTCGACCGCAACGAGCACACCTTCGGCGGCGACACGAAGTGCCGCGACCGCATCGCGCCGGTGATCAGCGAGCCGGCGCGCAAGCGGCTGCGCTTCCCGCGCGTCGAGGTGGTGTGCGAGAAAGCGGCCGCGAAGAAGGTGCTTCTCCGGTGGTCCGACGACAACGGCGCCACCTGGTCGAACTGGCACGAGTCGTCGAACGGCGACGTCGGGGCCTTCAGCCAGCGCGTCAAGTGGGACCGCACCGGCTCGGCCTTCGACCGCGTCTTTCAGATGCGCATGACCGACGACGCGCCGTTCAACCCGATCGGCGTCAACGTCGAAATGGTGTAGCCGTGGCCGACCGCATCCCCGATCCGAAGGCCATCCCCATGGTCGGCCGCGACGGCAGGCTGACCGAGCCGTGGATCCGGTGGTTCCAGCGCCTGACGGGCGAGGTGACGACCGCCAACACGCCGGCGCCACCGGCGCCCGTGCCGCCACCGCCACCGCCCGCGCCCGACCCCGGACCCGTCACCGAAGAAGCGCTCGAAGGCCTCGACGCGCGAGTCGCCGGGCTCGAGATCGACCCCAGCACTTCGGCGCTCGCCGCGCGCCTGGCCAAAGTGGAGCGCGCCATTCAAGCCATCCTGCAAGGACCGACGCCATGACCGCCACCGCGAAGCCGCTGATCGCCACGAAGTACGCCGAAGACGCGCAGACGACGCAATACACGGCGCCGGCGAACACCCGCACGATCATCGACAAGATGACGGCCAGCAACAACACCGGCAGCCCGGCGACGCTGGCCGTCAACCTGGTGGCCAGCGGCGGCGCTGCGGGGGCGTCGAACCTGATCTATACCAAGACCATCGCCGCCAACACGACCGAGGAGCTGACCGAGCTGACCGGGCATGTGCTGGCCGCCGGCGGCTTCATCAGCACGATCGCGGGCACGGCGTCGGCCATCGTGATCCGAGCGTCGGGGCGCGAGTTCAACGGCTGAGGCATCACCCGGACGCATTACCTGCGTCCTGGCGTCGTCGGTAGGGTGCGCGGCATTCGCACACCCTGGCCGAGCCGATGCGCCTGACCGTCGTTTACGAGGGCATGCTTGCCCAGTGGCCCCGGCCGCTGCCGGAAACGGCGCCACCCACGCGCGAGCAGATCATCAGCCTGCAGCAGGCCATGCTGCCTGTCGAGGTGCCCATGCCCGAGGCGAAGCACCACTTCGCGCCCGGCATGTACGGCCGCGAGTTCTCGATGCCGGCCGGCATGGTGGTGGTGGGCAAGATCCACCGCCACGGCCACATCATGATGGTCTGCAAGGGCCGCGCCACGGTGGTCGACGAGTTCGGCCGCTACGAGGTCGCCGCCGGGTTCGTGCAGTCGTCCCGACCCGGGGCGAAGCGCGTGGTCTACGCGCACGAAGACACGACCTTCGTGACCGTGCACCTGAACCCGACGGACACGCAAGACCTCGACTTCATCGAGGCCGAACACATCGAACCGGAAGACGCCGAGACGCAGGCGCTGATCGCGCGCTGCGGGCAGGAGGCGCTGCAATGAAAGGCTGGGTGTAGCCATGTCATGGGGCTTGGTAGCAGGCGCCGCAGCGACCGTCGTCGGGGGTGCGATCAGCGGCGACGCCTCGCGCAAGGCGCGCAACAAGGCCAACGACGCCACGATGGCGTCGATCGCCGAGACGCAGCGGCAGTTCGACCTGCTGCGCGAGGATCAGAAGCCGTACCGCGAAGCCGGCGTCGATGCGCTGGCCAAGCTGCGCGGGCTGATCGACTTCGACCCGACGCCGAACGCCCTGGCGGTCATGTCGACGCCGGGCTATCAGTTCGGCCTCGACCAGGGCCGCGCTGCGCTCGAAGGTTCCGCAGCCGCGCGCGGCGGGCTCTACAGCGGCGCCGCTCTGAAGGAGCTCACGAAGTTCGGCAACGACTACGGCACCACGAAGTACGACCAGGCGTGGAACCGCGAGCAGACCGGCTTCGGCAACCGCTGGGGGCGCCTCGCCGCGCTGGCCGGCATCGGGCAAACAGCCACGCAGCAGACCGGCGAGGCCGGCATGCGCACCGCCGGCGCGATCGGCGACCTGCGCACCTCGAATGCCGGCTACCAGGGCGCCGCCGGCATGGCGCAGGCAAACATCTGGGGCAACGGGATCAACCAGCTCGGCGGCTGGGCGGCGAACCGCTGGGGCGGCCGTCAGGCGTCCGGCGGTGGTGGCGGGTCCATCTGGGATCCGGGCTACGAAGACGGCAGCGGCTGGACGGGGCAGCACTGATGGCGCTGAACCCCGCCATCTTCGGCGCCTTCGCGCCACGCCAGCGCAGCGCCGTCGAGTACGCCGGCGACTTCGCCGACCTGGATGCCAAGCGCGAGGCGGTGGCGAACAACGCCCTGGCGCGCGCCTTCTCGCAGGCCAAGCTCGACGAGTTCAACCGCGCGACCAGCGACGCCAACGCGCTGCGGCAGTTCCAGCGCGGGCTTGCCGGCAAGAGCGACGGCGACGTGCTCAAGGCCTACCGCGACTCGGGCTACTTCAACGAGGCCGGCGCGCTGGAAAAGGACATGCTCGGCCGCGACAAGACGCGCGCCGAGATCGCCACCGAGGGCGCGAAGGTTGGCAAGGAAGCCGCCCTCGCGCGCAAGGCCTTCGGCGAGGCGCAGGCCGACAGCCTCAAGCGCTTCCGCGGCGCGCTGGACTACATCGACACGCCCGAGGGCGCGGCACGCTGGCTGCAGGCGCAGTACGCCGACCCGCTGCTGTCCGATCACATGGCGTCGTTGGGCCCGGTCGAGCAGGCGGTGACGCGCATCCCGCGCGATCCGCAGGGCTTCCAGGAGTGGCGACAGCGCGCCGCGCTGGGCATGGAAGCGCACTTGAAGCAGCAGCTCGAGCAGACGAAGGCAAACGACGCGCAGGCAGGGCGCATCGAGACCGCGCGGCTGACGGAGCGCGGCCAGAACATCACGGCCGCGACCGCGCGTCGTGGCCAGGACTTGACCGACGCACGTGCGCGCGACCTGGTCGGCGTGACCCGAGAGGCGGCGGCGACCGCGAAGAAAGAAGCCGCCAACGACAAGGCGGTGACGAAGTTCTCCGACACGCTGCAGAAAGAGGGCATCCCCGATCTGGACAAGGCGATCGGCGACGCCGAGGGCGCGGTCGGCCGCTACAAGCCAGGCGAGGTGCCAGGGGTCGGCCCGCTCAAGGGCGCGCTGCCGGCCTTCATGATGAGCGACGAAGGCAAAGACGTCCGCTCGGCGCTGGCGGCGGTGCGCAACATCGTTTTGAACGCGCGCAGCGGCGCGGCCGTCACCGATCAGGAGCTGCGCCGGCTCGTGGAGGAAATCGGCACCGGCGCCGGCATGACCGAAACCGACGCGCGCCGCGGCTTGAAGCGCATCCGCGACCGCTTCGAGGTGGTCAAGCGCAACGCGGCCGCCGGCGTCAGCGACGATGTGCTGAACACCTACCGCGAGCGCGGCGGCTTGGCCATCACGCGCGGCACCGGCCAGACCGCCGCTGCACCGGCGGCCGCCGGCGGCTTCAAGTACCTGGGGACCGAGTGATGGCGCGCTACCGCGTCCAAGGCCCCGACGGCAAGATCCACGTCTTCGAGGGTCCGGACGGAGCCACGCCGGAGCAGGTCGAGGCCTTCGCCGCGCAGACCTTCGGAGGCCAAGCGAGCGCGTCTGCGCCGCCAGTAGCCAAACCCGCAGGCCCGGGCGCCGCGACCGCATTCGTGGGTGGACTTGGGCAGGGCGTGGGCAACGCGGCGCTTGGCGGGCAGTATTGGCTCGGCCGAGGTCTGCGCGCTGCTGGTGATGCGATGTCGCCGCCCGAAACGAAGCGCGGCATGATCGCGCGCGCCGGTGATTGGCTGATCAACGACGCCAACGCTGGGCGCGCCAAGCTGGCGCGAGAGGTCGAGCAGGCCTACGGCGGCGCCGACAGCCCTCTGGCGGCCGGGGCCGGAAGGATAGCCGGCGAGGTTGTTTCAACCTTGCCTGTGGGCGGTGTATTGGCCGCGCCATTGAAATCGGCAGCAGCGGCCGGCGTGGCGCCGCGCGCGCTCACACAACTGGCCGAATCTGTGGCCAGTGGCGGCTTTCGTGCTGGCGGTGCCGGTATCGCAACCAGGGCCGCCGGTGGCGCGGTGACGGGCGGCGCATCGGCCGGTCTTGCGGACCCCGAGGCCGCGGCAACCGGGGCGGTCATTGGCGGCGCACTGCCGCCAGGCGTTCGCGCGGCCGGAGCGGCCGGCAACGCGCTCGGCCGCTTGGTGCGCGGCGCGCCGGTATCGCCAGAAGTCGCCGCGCTTGCCGGGCGCGCTGCCCAGCTTGGCATTGACGTGCCGGCGGACCGTATTGCCAACAGCCGGCCGCTAAACGCATTGGCGGCCAGCCTCAACTACGTGCCGCTGTCGGGCCGACAGGCGGTCGAGCGGCGCATGGCCGACCAGGTGGCGCAGGCCGCATCGCGCACCATCGGACAAGACACACCCAATCTCACCAAGGCCGTGCGCGACGCGCGGGGCGCGCTCGGCGCAGAGTTCGATCGCGTGCTCAAAGGGACAGGTGTTGCGTTCGACGAGCAGCTTCTGCAAGACACCGCGGGCGTGATGTCTCGCGCCGGCCGGGAGCTTGGCGAGGATGCCATTCGCCCGCTGCAGGCACAGGTCGACGATCTGTTTTCCAAGGGCGCCAGCGGCACCATTGATGGGCAGGCGGCCTACAACATCAAGCGCACGCTCGATCGCCTTGCCAGCAGCAACAGGCCCGAGGCGTTTCACGCGGCCGAGTTGCGCGCCAAGCTGTTCGACGCACTGAACCGCAGTCTCGGGCCGGAGGAGGCCGCCAAGTTCGCACGCACCCGCCAGCAATACGGCGCGATGAGCGAGCTTGAGAAGCTAGCGCAGAACGGGGCCGAGGGCGGCGTCTCCGTCGCGCGCCTGGCCAACCTGCGCACCGACAACAAGGGGCTGCAGGAACTGGCAGACATCGCGGCACAGTTCGTGAAGTCTCGCGAGGGGGCACACGGCGCAGCGCAGCGGGTTTCCATCGGCGGCGCAGCGGCTGGCCTCACTGGTTGGCTGGGCGGCCTACCGTATCTCGGAGCCGGCATGGCCGCGGGCCGGGGGGTAAACGCACTGCTAGACAGCGACGCGGCTCGTCGTGCGGTGCTTGGGGGTTCGGCGCCGAGTGGCACCCGCGCGCTGGAGTTGTTGGCGCGGCCGGCGCCCGTGCTGCTCAGTCAGTGAGTCCGCGCACAAAGCCCAGCACGAACGCCGCGACGATCAGCACCACCGCTTTGGCAATCAAGAACTCGACCACGCGCACAGGGTAACACCATGCCAGCCAGTCTCGCGCCTTTCTTCAACACCCAATTCTTCACCGACGACGGCGAGGTCGCGGCCGGCTATCTGCTCTATTCCTTCGCCACCGGCACCAGCACGCCGAAGGACACCTACACCGAGCAGAGCGGCGCCGGCAGCGAGAACACCAACCCGATCGTTCTCGACGCGGCCGGGCGCTGCGCGCTGTGGCTGGACGATGACGGCAGCGAGTACGCCTTCGAGCTGCGCACGCCAGCCGACGCCCTGGTCGAGCGGTGGGACGACGTTGCCGGCGTGCCGGTGCCGTCGGACACAGAGTTCGTGCCGATCGCCGGCGGCGTGCAGATGACCGACCTCTTCGAGCTCTCGGGCCCGGCGACCTCGGATCTGAACCCGGTCACGCTCGGCCAGCTGAACGACGAGCTCGCCGAGGCGGCGACGGCGAACGAGGCCGCGATCGCCGCGGCGCTGCCGGTGGGCACGGTGCTGATG